AAGAAAGACTCTGTTTACAGATTTGACCTTAACGCTGGGGATAGCTTGTATGGGGTAGCTGTCACGTCTACAGGGGCTAACGCTGTCTCTGTACTATATTCATCAGTGTTTTAGGAGAATTCATCAGTGTTTTAGGAGAATTAAATGGCACCTAAGAAAAAAGCTTTCTGGGATAAGAAGGACCCAACCCCAGAAACTAGTAGTAAACTAAGCAAGAAGCAGAAGTCCTCTGCTAAAGCAAAGGCTAAGGCAGCTGGCCGCCCTTACCCTAATCTTGTAGACAACGCCGCGGCCTCAAGGAAGAAGAAATAATATGTGCGCAGCATGTGGATGTGGAAAGAAAAAGGGCGAGCCAGGTTTTGGCAAGGGCCCAAAGAAGACAGCTAAGAAGGCTGCTGCAAAGGGCATGTCCCCAAAGCAGAAGAAACTTGATGTAGACAAAGATGGCAAGCTAGAAGGTTCTGACTTCGCTGCTCTACGTAAGAAGAAGAAGTAATGTGCGCGACCTGCGGCTGTGGAGCTCCAAAGAACAAGCACGGGATGAAGACCCTGCAAGCGGCGAACAAGAAGTTTGCTGCAAAGAAGGCTGCGCCTGCAAAGGCTAAGAAGGCTTCAATGGTACGAAAGAAGGGCATGTAATGAAGAAGCTCACTACTGGCGGCACTAAGCCGTATAACAGACTAAACGACAAGGCTCAAGATGCCAAGACCACTCGTGGCTTGGACAAAGAAGAAAAAGCCAAATTTGAAAAGATGGACAAGAAGCACCGTAAGCCTGTAAACCAAAAGGAAGATTCCTATATGGACAAGGCAAACGTAGAGCGCATCAAAGAACGCGAGCGCGCTCACGAAGCCAAAGAAGGCAAAAAAGGCGAGAAGGCTGAAGACAAGAAAAAGAAGAAGCCAAAAAAGAAGTAAGGTTAAGCCCCCGCAAGGGGGCTTTTTCTTTATACTTAGATTGACCTCATGCGGGGGTCAAGTTTTACCTTGCGAAGTGCGTTGCTTAGTCTTAGGAGACTTGCCATGTCTAATATAGATAAACCAGATGAAGTGGCTTTTGCTAAAGCCATCGCAGATAACCTGCCATCGCAAGATGATAAACTTAAATTAATTCTGGGTCTTGGCGCAGCGTACGGCTTAGGTAAAGCGATTAAGTATGTATCAAGACGATAAAAACGTAGAAGTCGCGTCAGAAGACGCCGCATACAACTTAATTCCTCAATTGGAATCTCTCCTTGCTACTATGGCGGATGGTTATGGCTGGCCAGATGATGTAATTGCACAGCTAGCCATCTCATACGATGATGGAAAATTAAACGTTACCCACCCAGAGTCTATGGACAAGCGGGTAGAAGACCTTCAATACGGCGATGCAAATGGAACCCCACCTCGCCCCCTTATTAATAACTTTATACGCAGAGCTGAAACAGCTATTCAAAAGTCTCTAGCTAATAACACCCTTGACCTTCTATTAGATATGCAGGAGGTGTTCTAATGGGAAACCCATTTATTATTGCTGAGGACGCCGCCCTTAAAACACACCTGGCTGGGATGACCGTATCTGACGAAAAAAACGCTGCACGTCAGGTTAAGGTGTGGTTTGGCTACCCAGATGTTGAAGTCCGCGCACAGGAGTTCCCATTTGTAACGATTGACCTTATTGATATTAACCCTGCAAATGACCGTCAAAACTCTGGGGTTATGTACGATATTGACTATAACGGAACTGTAGCCCCAACAACAGGACGTTTATATAAATATGACATACCTGTGGCATACGACCTCGTGTATCAGGTTACATCGTATTCGCGTCACCCACGCCACGATAGAGCTCTAATGATGCAGCTCTTAAATAAGTTTCCATCAAAGTTCGGAAAGCTAGCTGTGCCTAATCAACTGGGCACAGAGACTGGTTACCGTTCTATGTTCCTTGATGGATTTGTAAAACGAGATGCGGTAGACAGTGAAACTGGAAACCGTCGTCTTCTAAGGAACGCACTTTCTGTAAGAGTTGTCAGCGAGATGACTCCTACGCTAGCTGCCTCTGCCATCAAGGCTACAGAGACAGTGTTCTTGGATAAAACTTCGACTCCCCCTTCTGGATACCAAGCGGTTTAATATATGTTACCTATGACACAATTTAAGGAGATAATCTAATGGCATTTCAACGCCCTGGGGTGTACGTCCAAGAGACGCTTAACCCTGTTCAATCTGTAGTTGGTCCCAACTCAGACTCATACGGTGCTTTTATTGGACCTAACGACCGTGGTCCACTTAACACACCTACTCTTGTTACATCCTGGAGCCAGTATGTAACTCTATTTGGTCAGTGGAACACCACAGCTTCTAATGACCTACCACTTGCTATATATATGTTCTTTGCAAACGGCGGAAACGCTTGCTACGTTGTTCGTGTAGCTGGTGCAGGCGCTGCAGACGCAACCCGTACATTTAACGACCGCGCATCTACACCTATTGCAACTCTACGGTTAGACGCATGGAACGAGGGTGCTTGGGGTAACGATATTACAGTAAGTATCACAGACTCTAATACAACTGGCCTTTTTGATGTAACTATTAACTACGGCGGAACATCTGACTCAAACATTGTTGAAAAGTTTACTGACCTTTCAATGACATCAACTAATACCCGTTATGCCGTAAGCGTTATTAATAACGGCTCAAAGTACGTGTTTGCTACTGATTTAGCGTCAGCAACAACTGGTGCGAACAAGAACCCAGCTGCAGTTACTAACCAATCTTTAACTGGTGGTCTTAATGGGTCTGCTGTTAGCACTGTAGTAACTTATACATACTTTGATACAGTTCTTCAATCTTTAATCCTAAACGTTCCAGGGTTTACCGACTCTACAACAATTAACGCGGCAATCTCTTATGCAGCATCCCGCGCAGATGTATTTGTTGTTGTTGATTCAGCAGTAGCTTCTGGTGCAGATATGGCCCTAGGAGCAGCTGGAACCGCTAGCACACAGCTAAACCTTGCAGCTTCTTATACACCATCTTCACAGGCAGCTGTCTACTACCCACGCCTATACATCTCAGACCCTACTTTGGGACTTGGTGCGGCTACTGGTCAGACAAGACTAGTTGGAGCTGGTGGAGCTGTAGTTGGTCTCTACGCTGCAACAGATGCATCTCGTGGAGTGTTCAAGGCACCAGCTGGTCTTCAAGCTCGTCTTGCAGGCGCAGTATCTGTAAAGAAGCTAACTAACGCAGAGCTTGACCTAGCTAACTCATCTGCAGCACCAGTTAACGCAATTAAGTTTGTTGCGGGAACAGGGATTGTAGTAATGGGCGCTCGTACTCTAAAGGCAGGGTATGTTGATAAGTATGTACCAGTTCGTCGTACGCTCATCTACTTGCGTAAAGCTGCTACAGACCTTACAGAGTTTGCTCTATTTGAGCCAAACGATGCGTTCCTATGGCGCCGAGTTAAGGCAACATTAGGAAGCTTCCTAACCAACTTCTGGTCACAAGGAGGTTTGGTAGGCGCATCACCAGCGGAAGCATTCTATGTACGCTGTGATGAGACAATTAACCCACAAGCACTAATTGATAATGGTGAACTCCATATTGAAATTGGTGTGGCTCTTCAGCGCCCAGCTGAATTCGTAATCATACAAATCGGTCAGTTTAACGGTAACACCACCGTTACTGTGGCGTAAAGGAGATAAATAAAAATGCCAAACACAAAAATCGGTGCTTACTCTACATTGGCGTCAGACCCGTTACGCTCGTTTCGGTTCCAGTGTGAGTTTAGCGTTGCAGGTGCTGACGGAGTATTTACTCCAAAGCTAATCTCAACAAACGCTGCACCTACAGGCGCCCTATCAACAGGTTGGGTTGGCGGATTTTCGTCCATCAGCGGCCTAAACATAACAACTCAATCTATTCCATACCGTGAAGGTGGTTACAACACCACTGTTCACCAAGTACCTGGAATGACTACATTCAGCCCAATCTCATTACAACGCGGTGTTCTATACGGCAACGACCAAGCAATGACTTGGATGAAGGGTCTATTTGCAACAGCTGCTGGAGACGGCATAGCTGCAGGTAATAGCGCAGCAGCAGGTGCAAAAGGTTTCCGTGTTAATATGAAAATCTTTGTAATGGACCACCCAAACACTGCAACTAACGTACCTCGTATGGGGTTTGACATTCGTAATGCGTGGATTACTCAGCTAAACTACACAGACCTAGCAGCAAATGATGGAGCAATCCTATTTGAATCAATGCAGCTAGTTCATGAAGGTCTATCTGTATTCTTCTCAAATGCTAATGGCGACCCTGTAGTCTAATCGTTCTACTGTAGAGATTAACCGTTTAATAAATAACTAAGGAGCAAAATATATGTCAAAAGTCATCACTGATGCCGAGTTAGTAACACAATTCGCTCAACAAGCTATGGAAGAGCCCGAGAAGGTAATTACTTCTCGGGCACCTTCCGATACGACAGTTGACCTTCCTGGGGGCTACGTATCCCAGGACGGCACTGTTGTTAAAACCGCAGAAGTGCGAGAGCTCAATGGAGCTGACGAAGAGGCTATCTCTAAAGCTGGTTCAAAAGCCAAAGCTCTAGGTGTACTACTTCAACGAGGCGTTGTAAAGATTGGTGCCGAAGACGCAACCAAGGACATGCTGGACGGATTGCTATCTGGAGACAGAGACGCAATTTTGATTGGAATTCGCAAAGTTACATTTGGGGATGAACTAAAAGCAATGGTCCACTGCTATGCGTGTAACGAGGACCAAGAAACCGTAATTGTTTTATCTGAAGATGTACCAGTTCGTTCAATAGAAGACTCTAAAGGACGTACTTGGGTAGTTGAAACAAAATCTGGTCCAGTAGGGGTAGCTCTTCCTACAGGGGTAGTTCAAAAGAAACTTATGGACAACGCAGACAAAACTGCTGCAGAGATTAATACCCTGTTGCTATCAGGCTGTGTTGTTTCTGTAAATGGGGCGCCTTCAATGGGTGCACACACCGTTCTATCTTTAGGAATGGTTGACCGTGCAAAGCTTGTAGACGACATTATTGAAAACAACCCAGGCCCACGCCTCGGGGAGGTGAAGAAAGCTTGCAAGGCATGTGGAGAGTCTATTGACCTACCACTTAGCTTGCTTGATTTGTTTCAACTCTGAGATGCTTGAATACACTGGTCTATTAGACCAGTATGAGATTTTAACTCGTGCATTTACTGGATGGACTCTAACTGAAATTAGAGAACTATCAGTAAGAGAGCGAGCGAACTGGTTAGACAGAGCATTACGTTATAGCGGAAGGAAGTAAAAATGGCTGACAGCAAAAGCGGTATGAACCTACCCTCACGCACATCTGCTGTCCTTACCGACCTTAGAAGCGGCATCTCTGGAAGTATTCAAGACACTGTCCGTTTAAAGCAAGAATGGACAAGTCTTGGTCAAGTTATTCAAACCGCTGGTTCAAGAGCTGGCGGTTTAGCAAGAGGTGGCGGCGGGTTGCAATCTTCTAGCAAGATTGCACCAGACGCTAACTTTTCTCAACAACAACAGGCAACTAACAACCAAGTATTTACCTCCCCTGCACAAGCTGCAATTGGAGGCGGAGGCGGCGGAAATGAGCTACCTGGACCTCCTGGCGTAGGAGGTACTGGAGACGGTGGCAGTAGCGGAAACTCAATGTTCCGCAATCTATCTGAGTACGTTTCACAAAACAGAACTGGCGCAATCCTGTATGCAGCTGGTACAGCTTTACAGGGCGCACAATCAACCTCTGACATGGTTGAAGCGCAACTTCTTATGCAACGTACTGCATATGGATGCTTTTAGAGCGATGGCTGCTGCACAAAGCTATGGAATTAACGGGCCTAACTTTTTAGCAAGAGCTGGTACTAACAACCAGTTTGATGGCAGTATTATGTCTGGAATCGCTAATGTTTCTAATTTAGTTCCTGGTATGGGCTTAGAAGGAACTACACGTGCATACGGCGGTATGCAACGCGCACGTTCAGTAAACATGCTTAAAGGTGTTGGCATTAACATCCGCGATGAAAACGGAAACATGAAGCCAATGGATGTAATCATTGACGACCTTTGGAAAAAAATTACTAGAGATGTTTCTAAAGATGGCAAAGGCGCGGTAACTGAACAAGACATTATTATTGCTTTTCAGCCTGGAAACTCTATGGACTCTATGGTCCAAAATATGTTTGGAGATGACCCTCTAGTTTATACAGCGGTTAAGAACGGCCTTATCTATAAAGCTAAAACTAATGGAGCTGCAATTGACCGTGGCGGTGCAGAACGGTCTGGAATGACAACCTCCGCTGTTCAAACAAAACAAAGAAAAGA